GAAACCAAAAGGTTTCCGGTTTCAATTGGTAGCGGGGCATGGATTTGAACCTTGGACCTCTGGGGATACCAGAGGTCCAAGGTTCAAATCCATGGGGCTTCTGAGCTTATCCGAGCTCATTTTAACCGCTTAAAGCCAGGGGTGCATGATGGGGTGCATGATGGATCATGAGAAACAAGATCAGCGCACCGGTCCCATGGCGCAGAAGCATCGAAGGGTGGACTGACACCCTCAAGGCGGCCGGCCTATCAGCACAGACAATCAAAAGCCGACGATACAAGATGGTGCATCTCGCGGCGCTGCTCATGCCGTCAGGCCCCAAAGACGTGACCACGGAGCAGATCGTGCAGGCGTTCGCACGGCAGCAATGGAAACCCGAGACGCGCAAAGCGTACCGGAACACCATTTCGTCGTTCTTCCGATGGTTGCACAAAAGCGGCCGGAGAAGCGACGACCCGAGCCTGGACGTGCCACGCGTGAAGAAGCCGCACGCGCATCCCAGACCATGCCCGGACCGTTACATCGCTGCGGCGATGGAGAAGGCCACGTCGTCGGAAAAACTCATGATCCGGCTCGGTGCGGAGTGCGGACTGCGGCGTGGCGAGATCGCGCGGGTCCACAGCGATGACGTCGTGGCCGACAGCGCCGGCCGGTCATTGATCGTGCGCGGCAAAGGCGACAAGCAGCGCATAGTGCCGTTGCCGGATGATCTGGCCGACATCATCATGGACGCTCGGGGCTACCTGTTCCCTGGCCGGTTCGTCGGCCATGTGGAGGAGTCCTATATCGGGGACCACATCAGTCATCTGCTGCCGGACGGATACGCCGCGCACACGCTGCGCCACCGGTTCGCCACCACGGCCTACGCCGCCACACACGACCTGTTCGTGGTCGCCGAACTGCTCGGCCATGAATCGGTTGAGACCACGGAGCATTACGTTGCGATGCCGGACGGCCGTCTGAGAGAAGCCACGGCGGCCGTCCGGCTTATCTAGGCCGCGTGACGTGCCGACAGCCTCGCCTTTTTGACGCGGGCTTTCGCGGTCACGTCGTTGTCCTTCCAGTAGCACCAGATGGCGCTGCCGGCTGTCCATGCGAGGCTCACGAGCTGCGTGATGGTCGTGTCATCGATGTTGAGCACCGGATGGCCGAACATGGTCAGTCCCTGGTTGACAAGCGCAAGGAGCAGCACGAGGAATCTGGATATTGTGCCGCTGTCGATTCTCGGCGTCGTTGCCTCGGCGTTGCCATCGGCGGCGGCCATGATCTGCGCCGAGACGGGCATTGCGTCATCCTCCGTTGTGTTGGCCGTCGGGAGTCGGTTTTCCGTCGTGTCGGTCATTTCGCGGTCCCTTCCAGCTTGCTGATTTTTTCGGACAATTCGCTGATCTGCTTCTGCTGCGCTTCAAGGGTCTTGGTGAGCTGTTTCAGCATTCCGGGGATCTCGAAGCAGATGGTGTTGTAGATGTTGCCGCCCGGTGCCGAGCCCTTGTAGCTGTATTGCATGATGCTGTCGCGGATGCGCTGCGGCAGCTCGTAGGTGAGCAGATTGTACATGTTGCCGCCCGGTGTGGCGTTCTTTCCGTTGGGCTTGTATGCCCAGTTCCATACTTCGTCGCCTGCGTTGGACATGGTTCCTCCTTCAAGGATTCGGTTTGCTTGGTCGATGATCTGCTTGTATGGCAGTCCGTTGGGCGCGAGATCGGGGCAGGCGAGGTGGTCGGTGCCTGGAATCTCCCTGTGCAGCCACACATTGCCTTTCAGGCCGTCGTGCCACAGTTTTTTCCATCCGTACCTTCTCGCGATGTCGGCGCACAGTCTGGCGCTTGCGTCGATGCACTCCTGGGTGCATACCGCGCCGTCGGCCATGCCGCCCTCGTGCTCGATGCTGATGGTCGAATTATTCGATGCGTAGTTCGCGTCCGAATAGCTGCCGTCGAGTTCCGACACGTATTGGTGGATCTCTCCGGTCGCGCCGACGCCGTAGTGGGCCGATGCTCGGCTCGACTGGTTGGCGAACGTGGAATCGGTGCCGGCGAGGTATCCAACCATGATGTGCAGCGTGATGTGCGTGACGCCGTAGCCGTTGCGGCCAACGTAATGGTTCGGGCTTCCTTTCCAGATGATGCCGCTCATGTGGTTCCTTTCCTTCCTTTAGTCGAACAGGTCTTCCGGCGGCTCCGGCGGCGGTGGTGGGGCGCGCCTGTAGATGTGGTCGATGAGTTGCCGGTTCCATTGCCAGAGGCGTTGGTTGTCGGCCTGCATCTTCTGCGCGAGCCGGTAGGCTTCCATCTTGTTCTTCGCGGCGGCCGAGAGGGTGGAGACCAGTGCGCCGACGACCGCGCCGACTGCGCCGACGATGGCGATGATGAGATCCGTCACGCGTCGGGCTCCGTGTAGATGTAGACGATCCAGACGTTGAGCGCGCTCGTGTTCGATGCGCCTTTGCGTACGATGATCTCGGATGGTGTGACCGTGACTTCTGAATGCCAGTAGGTGTCGGTGGCGAGGTACGGTTGGAGCGAGCCGCCTTTTCCTTGGGTGATGACGCGGTAGTCCAGTAGGCTGTAGATGCTGAAGCCCGGTGGGGTGCGCGAGTTGTTGGTCAGGTTCTTGTATTCTCGGACCTGCATGCAGATGCGGCGGCCGTCCACCCATTTGCGTCCGGTGTAAATCCGCGAGTTGAGTCTCCAAGTGCCGTTCCATGGCATGTCGGCGGTTCTGGTCTTGACCCATTGCGCGCCGTCCCACACATATGGGCCGTTGTCGTCGTTGCCGCCGGTGACGAAACCTGTTTGGCCGATGACGCCGGTGATCTGCCGAAGGGCTTCGAGGGTGGTCGCGACGGCCGGTTTGACGCCTTCCGGCGTGGTCCTCCGGTCCACTTGGTCAAGCGCCTTCTCGAACGTGTCGGCCATGCTCTTGAACGAGTCCGGCGCGGTTGATACGAGGTCGGAGCCTTCGGGATACGAGAGGCCGTAGATTGGTGTTGTTGCTGTCATTGTGTTCCTTCCTTTTCGGCGGTGGGCGAAGAAGTGTCGATGATCTGGATCATCGAGAGGTCGCAGATGTGCAGGTCGAGCTGCTGCCAGCTGAGGGTGGGCAGGTCGGTCCATGTGATCTGTTTCGTCAGCAGCGGCCGGAGCGCGGCCAGCGTCGCTTCCTGGGTGAGCGTCGGCTTGCCGTTGCGCCACCGGTATGAGAGCGTCCCGCCGATGGTCGTGATGGGGCCGGTGAAGGCCGGTCGGCCATCTGAGCCGGTCAGTGCCGACGCCTTGGCCTTGACGATGATGAACGGGCCGGACGGGCTCGCCTTGTACAGCCATGGCAGGCGCGCCGGGTCGATGCGCGTGCTGTTGAACGTCACGGGGTCCGGGACCATGCGCAGGTCGTGCGATTCGAGCCATTGCGCGACGTTCGCGCGGTCGGTGTCGCTGACGTTCGATGTGGCCCCGCTGTTCCACACGCCGCCTGAGTCATCGATTGCGAGCATGTCGGAATCGAGGGTGAGGCTCTTCTGCGTGGCGGTCAATTGGGAGGGCAGACGGTGCTGGTCTCCCATCGTGATCTCGACGTCATCGAACGAGAGCTTGCCGTTGTCCGATTTGACGCGTTTCGCGTTGATGACCACCTGAGTCAATGGTTCGGGGATGCTCAGATCGGTCGATGCCTCGATGTCGGAGGCCGAGAGCGCGTGACGTGTCTCTCCGCCGGTGAGGATGCTGAGACGGCCGTCCGACGACAGGTGCACGGCTATCGGGTCGGCGAGGAACAATGGCCGGAGGCTTGATGTAGCGCCGTCGTAGACTTCGTGCCATTGCGGGAGTCGTGGGCCGGCGGTGAGCCGGTGCAGCAGGTCGAGCTGCGATGGATGGTCGGATGGCGTGTATGGCGCGACGCTTGATGGCAGGGCGAGGCCGTCCAGTTGTGCTTCCGGAGCTCCCTGCGCCGATGCCCGGCGGTTCATCTCCGCGAGGCGTGCGGCCGGCGTGCCTATCCAGTGCGCGCCGTTCCATTTCGCGGCCGTGTCTGTCGGTCCTTGGGATTGCAGGCGCTTCCACACGGCCATCATCGATGTGGCGGAGAGTTTGAGCAGCCACCCGCCGCCGCTGGCCGGTTCGACGCTGCCGCCGGTGGAGACGGTGCCGGCGAACATCGTCATGGCCGGCGAGTCCGGCGAGTCCGGAGAGACTGGGGAATACGCCCTGTGTAGCGAGTCGATGGGGATGCGCAGATCTTGCCAGCTGCCCATCGCTGGCGTCAGGTCCATCCATCGCGGCTGGTTGGAGAACTGCACGACCACTTTCATGCCGGCCAATGTCAATGCCTGGCCGGCCAGCCGTCCGGTCCGGTCGCGCAGGGTGAACGACATCACGGTGGGTTCCGGTTGTTCGTCGATGCTGTCGCTGCCCCAATCGATGGTGAACGAGTCTAGGGCCGCGATGTCCTTGGCGGAATCGTTCACCGGCGTCCAGCCGCTGCCGGTGTCGATGAACATGAAGCATTGCTGCATCACGACCTCCTTGCGTCGTAGTCGGCCAGAAGCCGTTTGATGGCCTTGGCGGTGCCGTCCTTGTCGATGACCTCGCCGTTGATCTCCACGTTCCAGGTGTTGACCACTGGCGTGGTCGTGTTGCCCTGGGCGGAGACGTTGAGGGGCATGGCCGCTAGTCTGCGGTTGGCGCGGCTGATAGCGGTCTCGACGTGGTTGTCGAACCCGTTGTTGAGGCCCTGTGCGAAACCGGTCATGATGGCCTGGCCGGCGGGGATGAGCAGGCGACGGTCGTAGCTGACCGGGCCCTTGTGGGCCTTGATCCAGTCGCCGATGCCGCTGATCCAGCCGGTCACGTTGCTCCACATCGATTTCAGGCCGTTGAGGAAACCGCTGATGATGCTTGCGCCGGCGTTGTACAGGATGCTGCCGGCGTTGCCGAAGAACCCGGCGATGGAGCCCGGCAGTCCACGGAACCAGCCGACCACGCCGTTCCACGCGTTCCTGGCACCGTTCGCGGCCGAGCTGAAGATGCCGATGATGGTGGAGCCGAGACCGGAGAAGAAGCCGATGATGCCCTGCACACAGCCGGAGAGGAAACCCGTGAAGCTCGACCACACGGCCTTGCCGGTGTTGGTGCAGGTGAAGAAGTAGGTGAGTCCGGCCACGAGCGCGGCGATGAGCGTGATGACCAGCATGATCGGGTTCGCGGCCATGACCGCGTTGAGCAGCGCTTGAGCGACGGCGGCAATCCGCATGGCGGTGGTGACGGCGGTGACGGCCGCCACGGCTCCGCCGATCGCGGCCACGAGGGGGGTCACGAGATCCGTGTTTCGACTGATCCAGTCGCCGGCGGTCTTCAGCCAGCCGCCGACCGTCTGCGCGGCCGTGGCGACGGTGTTGAGCACGTTGCCGAACGCGGTTCCCGCCGGCTGTCCTCCGGTCATCGCATTCACGACCGCCATGATGCCGTTCCACAATGATTGCAGGCCGCCGCCGACCGACTGCGCGGCCGACTGCAAGGCGGTGAACGCTCCGGTGTCCTTGACCTGGCCGAAGAACGTCTGCAATCCCTGCACGCCGGTGGTGGCCAGACTGGTCACGGCAGTTGATGCCGCGTTGATGCCGCCGGTCACGGCAGGTTTGAACAGGTTGAACGCGTCGGTCAGACCACCGACCACGGCGGCTTCGAGGTTGCCCATGGCTCCCTCGATGGTGCTGGTCGATGTCGCGGCCTGTTTCGCCACGTCGGTCATGCCGAGGTCCAGCAGCGCCTGGTTGAACTCGTCGGCCGTGATCTCGCCCTTGGCCATGGCGTCACGGAAGTTGCCCGTGTACGCGCCGTTCTTCAGCAGGGCCTCCTGGAGTTTGCCGGACGCGCCCGGGATGGCGTCGGTCAGCTGGTTCCAGTTCTCGGTGGTGAGCTTGCCCGCGCCTGCGGTCTGCGTGAGCATCATCGCGACGCTTTTGAACGTGTCGGCGTTGCCGCCGGCCACTGCGTTCAGGTTGCCGGCCGCCTCGGTCAGTTCCATGTAGTTGCCGATGCCGTTGGCGGCCAGCTGCGCGGTGGTGTTCTGGATGTCATCGAGCCCGTACACGGTGTCGTCCGCGTATTTGCGGGTTTCCTTGGCGGCGGCCTGCACGGCCTTCGTGTCGATGCCGGCGAAGCTCATGGTGTTCATGAACTTGTCGGTGCTGTCCGACATGTTCACCACGTCGCTGGCGAAGCCCTTCACCGTGTCCCACAGCGCGGTCACGCCCTTGACGGCGAGTCCGCCGATGGCGCTGCCGAAAGCGGCGGCCTTCGTGGTGGTCTTCTCGAACGCCTTGACGGCATCATCGGCGTTGCCGGTGATGCGCACGCTCATGATCGCGCTGTGCGCCACGGTTCACTCCTTCCGTGTTTCTTCCGCTTCCTTGAGCAGTTCGGCCAGTCCGGTGCCCCAATCCAGCTCGTCGGCCTCGTTCCTCCATTGCCATGGCGTGCCGCCGAAACGGCTTGCCAGGAGGAACGAGAGACGGCCGAGCGAGCCTTGAGGCCACGCGGCTAGTCCGTAGGGTTTCCCTCTTCCGGCTCCTCCTTCGCTGCCGCAAGGTCGAAGGACGCCACGGTGTCCAGCCAATGCTCGAAATCAGGCATGCTGCGGCCGGCCATGCGCAGGGCCGCGTAGGCCGCGTACGCGCCGGAACGGACGGGGGACTGGGTGATGGGCCCCCAGCCCGCGTCGATGGCGTGCGCCTCGGCTTTGCAGGTGGCGCGCATGGTGATCGGCACTAGTTCGCTGGTCCCGTCCGTGTAGGTGATGCGGGTAGTTGCCATTATTTTCCTTTCACTTGGTTCAGTGTCTTGTCGATGAAGTCTTTGTAGACCTTTTGCCATTGGCTCTCGGTGGAGGCGACGCCGTTGTTGACGAAGAGCCGGGGCTTGATGCGGCGGGCTGGCCACCCGTAGTTGGTTGGTCCTGCGTAGGGCACGGCCTTGCGGCCGGCGCGGATGACGCCGGCGCGTTTCGTCGCACCGACACGCAGACTTCCGGCCAGCCGGCCGGTCTTGCCGCGCGGCGCGAGGTTGCGGACGGCGGGCAGTGCTATCTGCGCGGCTTCGCGGTTCACTTCCTTCAGGTCGTCCATGTCCGCGCCGGCCTTGCGCATCGTCTGCACGAAGCGTCTCTGGCCGACGACCATCAGCGCCTTGTCCGCCATCACTTGCCCTCGTATGCGGCGTGGGCGACGTTCGTGACGGCGAAACTCAGATCGTTCGTGTTCTTGGACTTGACGTCGCCGCCGATGGCGATTGGCGCGATGGTGACGTTGAAGGTCCACTGGATCTTGCCGTTCTTGTTTGGTACGAACTGGGCCGGCAGTGTTTCGCCCTTGTGGTCGAAGAGCCAGACGGCCAGACCGTCCTCGCTGAAGTCGTCGCCTATGGTGCCCTCGAACGTCCATGTGGTCGTGGTGTTCGTCTCCTCTGATCCGTCGAGGTAGGTGGTCGGGTCGTCGCTGCTGTTCGACGGGTTCAGCTGCGCCTTGGTCAGGTCGGCGCTGAAGTCCCTGCCGTCGGACGTGTCCGTGATCTTGAAGATGCCTGGGCCGAGCGTGCGGATCTTTCCAGCCATGATTGTTTCCTTCCTATTCTGTTTCTTCGATTTCCAAAGCGTTCAATGTGACCTGGTAGGCCGCGAGCGTGCCGGCGCCGGCCAGGCTCCAGCTTGCCGGCGTGGCCTTCTGCAGGTTCAGGCCCTTGTCGGCGAGCCGGTCGAGCGCGGCGAGGATGTCATCGACGGCCGATGG